TCGTTCAGAAGTTTTTAAAAAAGTTTGATGAATCTTTATTGTCTGGGAAAAGGGTGGATTTGAGAGAGGGTATAGATGGATTGAGAGAATTATCTAAGAGTCAAATTATATCCTTCACTGGTAAAAGATACGATGATATTAAAAGTAGGATTAATAGAAAATTAGTAATAGAAAAAACAGGTAAAATTGATTGGGAAACATACTATCCACATGTAGATGGAGACCCTAAAATAGCCGCAGCTGGTTTAGAAAAAGCTATGGATGCTTTAATTAAAGATGTTTCCATGGATAAGACTCAAAAAGGAAAGGAAATAACTAAACTTGCTTATCATTATAAACAAGTAACTGGCGATTTTATTCCAACTGGTCAGCTTAATGATCAGTACAATAATTTTAGAAATGTATTGCAGGAGATGGCAGATAAAAAAATTACAAAAGAGCAGGCTGTTGATAGAATGTTTGATAACCCTAAGGTCGGTTCACAACATAAACGTGATGCTCATATACCTGGATGGAACGTAGACCCTGAAGCCTATCCTTTATATATAAAAAAAATAATAGATAATCAGCATAGTGCTGCTTCTCAATTAAAAATTAGGCAAGAGATACATGATTTTAGGAATGATTTCTGGAAACAGACTAAAGATAATAAATTGACAGAGGATTGGGTTAATTATTTTACTATGTATGCTCAAGATTCTTTAGGATATCCTCAACAAATACCTGAACACATACTTAACGATCCAGATATGAAAATAAAAGGCACTCCGTTTGCTTGGTGGAATGACACAAATGTTAAGAACAGAGTCAATCAGATTAGAACCAAACTTGGCATAGGAGAAGAGAAAGATAAAAAACTTCCAAAGGAACTAAGGGGCATTGATTTTGGCAGAATCGCTAGATGGGGTAATCTTGAGGCAAAGTATCAACTTGCAACATTACTTGCTCACCCTAAAAGTGCTGTTGCAAATCTTTATGGCGGAAGTGTTCACACGCTTATATCAACTGGGTATGAAAATTTTAGAAATGCTAGAAGCATAAAATATTTAGGTACTAATGTTAATAATAAATGGGAAAGCATGGAAGATGTTGATGCATGGGTTAGAAGCTTAGGTGTTATTGAAGATTTTATTATTAATGAAGCTGGTATGAATCCCGTCTTCAAACAAAAAAGATGGAAAGATTTTTTAACTGATGCAACTGGTGCTATAAAAAAAGACCCTAATATTAATGATAAAAATTTAAAGAATATTGCTAAAAAATATGGCATCATAGACAGCGTTTTTAACAAAGCTGCATGGTTCATGAGGAGACCAGAGAGAACTCTCCGTAGAGATGCCTTTATGGCCCATTATCTGCAAGCTAAGAAGCTATTCCAGGGTGCAATAAAGAGGTTTGATGATCCTATATTGATAAAAATGGGCATAGAGGGTGTAAAATCTACTCAGTTTTTATATTCTGCTCCATTTAGACCAGCCTTTGCTAGGTCTCAATTAGGTAAGGTAATGACAAGGTTTCAATTGTGGGCTTGGAATTCGGTAAGATTTAGAAATCAAATTTTAAAGGAAGCACATTTGCGTGGTTGGAAAGAGGGTACCCCTGAATTCGAAAGATTTAAACGGATGGCTACTGTCGATATGTTAATGTTTGGGTTGGCTAATGTATTTATGTACTCTCTTTTCGAAAACGCATTACCACAGCCATACTCATGGATACAAGATTGGTCAGACTGGGCTTTTGGGAATGAAAAAGAAAAGAGTAGAGCTTTCTTTGGTTCTTATCCTGCTGCATTAGGCCCTCTTCAAATGATAACTCCCCCTATATTAAGAATAGTTCCAGCTACATTTAAGGCAGTTATTGAAGATGATTGGTCAAGATTAGGTGGTTATTATGCTTGGAGCATGTTCCCGTTTGGTCGAATGGGTTATGATATATTTGGAAATGTATTTGAAGGAGGAAAGGGTGGGCTCTTAGAGAATCCTCATAGATTTGTTGAAAAAGTTAGTGGTATACCCTATCAACAAATACCCAGACAATTTAAAAAATATCAAGATGAAAAAGGTACTCCTTATCCAAGGATAATGTAGTAAAGATAGGGGAGAACAGGGTTGAAATTAGTAAGACCCCTTAATGTCCTCCCCCTTTGAGGGATAAGCTATCTTGGCGAGGTACACCAAGGCGTTATGTTGCTTATCATGTTATGAAATTTTCGAAGTACTCACAGCCCTTTTCAACTATACAGGGCTTATTAACCTTATCTTTGTCTATAGTTTGAAATACTGGTGCCCATTTATTTCTTTCTAGGTATCCCGCATCAATATACAAACTGCAACCAAGACAATTACCAAGACTCCAATTAGCACACTCAAGTTGCGCTTTCTTTAGTTTTGTCATTTTTTGCTCTTTCCTCATCCAGTGTTGTCCATTGAGCAGCACTGTATGGAGGGCCATGGTTAGGATTTGTTTCTTTATTGTGTTCGTCTGCTGTCGTCGGTTCGAATTCTCTTTGTTCTTTCTCCTCCATCAGCCTCAACATATATGCTGAGAGATATACGGATAAGTCAAGTGCTTCTTCAACAGCTTCATAAAAATTGTCTCTTGTGATGTCATCCTTTGGCATTATTGGAACATTTTGGTGATATCTTTGAGCGCCTACGTCTAACCTTTTTTTGATAAGTTTGATGATCAAGTCATTATTTTGTTCAAGGTCTTTGAGATCACCTGACTCTTTATGATTATCTATTTGTTTTTGCATTTCACTTATTCTAAGTGTCATTTGTTTCATAGCAAAATCAGCTTCAAGTAGTGCTCGTTCAAGATATGATAATTTATTTTTTAGTATTTGTTTATTATTCATCGCAATTTTCGCATAACTTTGGGTCTGTATGATAATATTCTTCTATACCAGTTTCTGAACCAACTTCCATAACTCCGTACATTTCTTTAGTTACAGGTATTTTTTTTTGTGAAATATCTTTAGATTCCATCGAATCCTCAATTTCTCTGATAAGATCACTTACCTTACTTAAAGCATTTGTGTTATTATCATTTATATAGAGTTCTCCTCTATAGTTATTTAGAGCTGTCATAATAATTTCAGCTTGTTCACGATCTAATTTCATTGTTTTTCCTGTTTTAATTCATCCATTCTAATATCAGGATTACAATTACATAAATCTGCATTACGACCTTTTTTTGTATTTGACTTACACCAATCATCATGAAAAACATTCATTACATTGATTGTATTCTTTTTAATTAATCCTTCTACTATCCACTCTGATTCTTTTATTTTCATTAGTATCTTCCTCCTTTGGCTAATTTTCTTAGCACATATTCTTTTGTTTCGTCTTTTAGGTGTTCTACCCATTGCATAAGATATTTAAATTCATCTTCATCTAATGGGCCTTTTCTGGTGTTACATGATTTGCAAATTAGCTGCAGGTTGTCAATAACAGAATCACCATCTTTAGCTAGCGGGATAATATGATCGCATACCATATTTTTTAATGTCATTTTTCTATTGCAGTATTTGCATCCGTCACCATAATTATTATAAAACATTTCACGAATTTCATCCATTTCAATTATGAATAAAACTTGAGAATCTTCAGACCGTTTTTTAAGGGAGGATTTGAGGCTTTGCATTTTCCTCTGTAGCTTTTTATAAGCAATCTTCCAATAAGTACGATGATGAGGTTCTAATACTTCTCGAAATGTTTCTTTATCGTATTTCATAACTATATGGGCTCAGTAAACTATTATCTGAGCCCATACAATTTATAATTAAAAGAATGTAGCATACAAGTATTAATAGCTATGTACGTTTTACTCTTTTAATTCTGTTTATGTTAATGCCTTCAGGCATAGCTTCTTCAGCTTTAAACGCTGATATTGCAGCCTTTCTAGCTTTTACTTTATCCAACTTCTGAACTATCTCAACCCTCTTGAAGTCATCTGACACAGTATGAGGATTAATATCAACTGGGCCAAATGTTTCATAGAGCTTATACCTGGCTGTATTAGTTTCGTATACTCCATCATCATTTCCAATCTCCATTATTACAGCTGGTAACAGTTGCTTGTTAAAGAAGTCCTGTGTTCGCTTTAGTCCTTTTTGTCTTGCTTTTAATCTGTCTATTTCATCTTTTAATGCTTCGACCTCAGCATCAAGTAAGTGTTCTTTTTTGTTAAGTTCTAGCATGAAGTAGTCAACATTTTGAATTTTAGTCCTGACTTCTCTATGAAGCGCTGTTCTCGTTTCTTCGAGGCTTTTGTGCTGCTCCATGTCGATTTCCGATGACTGCTCTATGTATTCTATTTGTTGATTTATGTCAATAAGTTCTCCAACAAGTTCTTTTGTAGTTGCCATTATTCCTCCACGATTGTGAATCTCTTATTCATTATTTTACTATGTATCACTTCAGGTTTTTTCTTTTTTAATCTGAATGATGGTGTCCATTCAAGCTGAACATCGAAGAGATCACCGTCACTATTCTTGTATAGTGACACTTGTTTCTCTGCATCGTCAGCTGAACCTGTAATGCCAATGACTTTTCTTGATGCATTCTCTATTGCACCACTACCTTTAGCTGCATATAAATCCATTATTTGATTTCTCGAGTAATCTCTTGATACTTGAGATATCTGTATAATAATAATATCTTCATTTACAGCAATATTAGATAAAGAGTGACTTATATAATTAAGCTTTTCATACTCTCCTCTTCTATTAAAAGGCACATCTACAAGATCAATATAATCTATTACAACACATTTAGGCTGTAATTGTTTAATTTTTTCTTGTATTTGTGGTATAGTAGGGCTAACAGATTGCATTATTATATGACTTAGCTCTTGCTTATGATACTCATAAAGACTTTTATAATTTTTCATTACTGTATCTTTATTTGCTCCAGAAACAATTTGTAAGTTTCTTCTATGCATGACATACCCAGATAGTTCTAATGATAAGAACAGTGTTGGTATTTGTTTTTCTTTTATTATTTGATCGTGATCAGCATTGTATCCTAATACAATGTTTTGAGCTAATGCTGTCTTATTTGCACCAGTTGATCCGAATATAGTAACTAATTCTCCTGGATATACAGTTGCATCCTTATCGTATACTCCTAAAGACTTAGCTAAATCAATTGTACTTCCAGAGAAGTCAGTTTCTAACCTCTCTGCTAACTCTGATTGCAATTCTTCACTATTTTTCACATCTATCAAATAATCTTTTCTTTTATAATAAATACAGTTTGGTTGGCAATGTTTAGCCATTAAGACATCTTTGCAACCGTATTTATATCCACCACGATATGTGTCTTCGACCTTTTTAATGATAATATCACTTCTCAATTGTCCATTATTCCACTCTAATAGTGCTGCTTTAGCAGCTACACTAGGTATACCATGTCTAAAGAAATGAGATGCTATTCGCATCATAGTATTATTTCTTGTTCCTTCTTGT